AATTAAGTGATGCATACAATCAGCATAAATTCTTAACAGATGAGAGTATGAGTAAGATTATGGTAGCTCATAGGGTCCTTTATCCGATGCTTTTAGGTATCAAAGATAATTCAGGGTTAGGTAACAATGCAGAGGAGCTTAAAACGGCTTCTACGCTTATGGATAACACAGTTATCAGACCGTTCCAGACACTACTTATTGATGCCTTTGAAAAAGTATTAGCTTTCAACAATGTAACGCTTCACTTATACTTTAAGACACTACAACCTCTTGAGTTTACAGAATTAGACAATGCGATTACTAAAGAGCAAGTCGAAGAAGAGACAGGAGTTAAAATGTCAAGCGATAAGCCTGAGGTTTCTGATGAGGACTTAGATAAATTATTCGAGGCTTTAGAAGAGTACGGAGAAGATGAGGATTTAGACGAGTGGGAACTTGTAGATGAGCGACCTGTGGATTATGAGCAAGAAGAGAGCTTAGATAAGATGATCGGACTTGCATCTACGGGTAGAGCTAACCCTAATGCAGATAGTGAGCAAGATATTGCCTTATTCAAAGTAAGATATCAGTATGCACCTCTTAGAGCATCAAGCAATTCAAGAGAGTTCTGTCGAAAGATGGTAAACGCTAAGAAGATATATCGTAAAGAGGATATTGAAAGAATGTCAAGTCAAGCGGTAAACGCAGGATTTGGAGTAGGAGGAGCAGCAACATACGATATATGGCTATACAAAGGTGGAGCAAGATGTCATCACTTCTGGATGCGTAAGACTTACTTTAGAAAGCGTAATCCTCAAGGGCAGTTCCTACCAGAAGAAGGATTAAAAAACGATAAACAAGTATCGGTAAACGAAGCGAGAAGAGCAGGATTTACACCTCCTGTAAATGACCCTAAGGTAGCTACTCGACCTGTCGATATGCCGAATGAAGGATTTGTAAACCCAAGATAAGATGGCAGTAGCATTATTTATAAAAAGAGAAGATTTAGTACGCAATAGTATCTTAGATGGGAATGTAGATACTGATAAGTTCATTCAATTTATCAAGATCGCACAAGAGATTCATATTAGAAACTATTTAGGAACTGATTTATACAACAAGATAAGTGCGGATATTATCGCAGGAACATTAAGTGGTGATTACTTAGAGCTGACAAACACTTATATCCAACCGATGCTTATTCATTACGCTATGGTAGATTACTTACCATTTAGTGCGTATCAGATTAAGAACGGAGGGGTATTTAAGCATATCTCAGAGAATGCAGAGTCAGCTACTAAAGAGGAGATTGATTACTTAGTACAGAGAGAGCGAGATATTGCAGAGTATTACACTCGTAGGTTTATTGACTATATGAGCTTTAATCAAGAATCGTTCCCTGAGTACTACACGAATAGTAACGATGATATTCACCCAGATACAGATGCAACATTCAACGGATGGGTATTATGAGTAAAGATAAAGGGTATAAGCCCAAGACTGAGAACATAGTTAAACTAAAGAAATTCTTAAAGACAAAGAATGTTACCATACCAAAAAAATAACATAGGATGGGGTTCGGTCTATCTGATAGACGATGTAGTAGATGGTGCAGTAGATACGTTCGCTGATCTTGCTACTGTCCAGAAATTGACAGAGGGTGAGATATACTTAGTAAAAACTACTACGGGTATTATTGGTATTAATCGCAAACAAAAGGGTTTGTATCGTTATAATGGTAGTGGATGGGACTTAATGCAAACCGAGATGCTTGGCTCATTAGTTGCTTTTAATAACACAGATACGAATATAACGGCAACGACTGTGCAAGATGCGATCAAAGAAGTGAATAGTAAAATCGGTTATTGGGACTCAGAACCTTAAAAATTTAGATAAATAAAAATATGGCTACTTTAACAAACACAAAGATTAAAGACACATACGATGGTCTTTTAAAAACAACAACAAACGAGGCGATAGCTGCTTCGGGTGTTACCTTGATTGAGGATGGTTTAGGTAATGCTTCTGCTCTTTCAGTTGGTAGAGCAAATAACGGGGTAACTATTACAGGGAGTTTAAATGCGACTCTTGCTACTGCTGCTCAACCTAATATCACTTCAGTAGGTACTTTATCGAGTCTTGCAGTTTCAGGAGATTTAAATGTAGATTCAGGTACTTTGTTCGTTGATGCTTCTGCAAATTCAGTTGGTATAGGCACAATAACTCCGCTTTCTTTATCAGGTTCGAATCTTAGTATTGTTTCTTCAGGTAATGTTAGATTACAATTAGATTCAACAAATGATTACAGAATCTTATCTAATACTACGGGAAACTTTGCTATTCAAGATTCTACCAACTCATCTGATAAATTTACAATTACAGGTACAGGAGAATTTCAGTTTAGAAACAACTCTTCTGAAGTAATGCGCATAGACTCTTCGGGTAATGTAGGGATAGGAACTTCGAGTCCAAGAACTAAAACGCATATATCGGGATTAACTTCAAATGATAATCCATCTTTAGGCTCTTCTACTGCACCATTATTTGTTAGTAATACGGCTAATTCTTATGGATTAAATGTGGGGGTTAATAATGGAGGTGCTTCTTGGTTACAGGCACAAAGTAATACTTCTGCTACTGCTTATGATTTGTTATTAAATCCTCTTGATGGTAATGTTTTGATTGGTACTACAGGAATTCCTAATGGAACTTCTACTTATGGAGCAGGATTCGTTCCTACAACAAACGACAGAGTTACATTAAGATTAGCAACAAGTGATTCAACCGCAAATACTTTAGCGATATTTTACAATCCTAATGGTAGTGTTGGTAGTATTTCAGTAAGCGGTTCTTCTACATCTTACAACACTTCTTCTGACTACAGACTAAAAGAGAATGTAGTACCAATGGAAGGTGCTTTAGACAGAGTAGATGCGCTTAAACCTTCTCGCTTTAACTTTATTGCTGACCCTGAAAAAACAGTAGATGGTTTCTTAGCACACGAAGTAGCTGAGGTAATTCCTGAGGCTATCACAGGAGAAAAAGATGCAGTAGATGAAGAAGGAAATCCTATTTATCAAGGTATCGACCAATCTAAAATCGTTCCACTATTAGTAGGAGCAATACGAGAACTTAAAGCAGAAATCGAATCATTAAAATCACAAATAAATGGCTAACACTTACCTATATCGACATATAAGAAAGGACACCAATCAGGTGTTCTATGTCGGTGTTGGTACGGGTAGAAATTACGAGCGAGCTAAGACCAAATCAGGAAGGAATCCAATATGGCATAAGATAGTCGGTAAGACTGATTATGAAGTTGAAATAATGTTAGATGAATTAGAGCGTGAAATTGCTTTAGAGAAAGAAAAGGAGTTCATCGAGAGATATGGTCGAATAGATTTAGGTACGGGTACTTTAGCCAATCTTACCGATGGTGGCGATGGATGCATAGGATTCTCTGATGAAGTCAAGAAGAAGATGAGTAAGGCTCAGAAGGGTAATCAGAAATGGAAACTAAGAAAGAGCAATGAACATTCAAGAAGGCTTGGGTTATCTAATAGAGGAAAGAAGATGTCTGATGAATTTAAACGCAAAGTATCAGAGAGCGGTAAAAAACCCGTTGCTCAATATACATTAGATGGAGAGTTTATTAGACAATACGATTCTATGAAAGCAACTGAAGAGTATGGATTCACTAAGAGTCGAGTTGGCGAAGTTTGTAATGGCAAGCGTAAATACCACAAAGGATATATTTTTAAACTTATAAATAAGCAATAATGGCAAACACCTATCGTTTTGTAATCTCAGGATTACACGCTAAGATTCAAGAAGGAGAACTATCAAATGTTATCGAGAGTGTACATTGGAGATACCAAGCAGAAGATGCAGATGGTAATATCGCTGATGTATATGGCTCAGTAGGACTTGAAGCACCTGATGCAGAATCATTCGTAGCACACGAAGACTTAACACAAGCAGATGTAGAGGCTTGGTTAGAGGCTAAACTTGATGTAGAAAGTCTTAAAGCAGGACTTGATGCTAAGTTAGAGGCTATCGCTAATCCTACGCATCACACTATCAGTTTAGTAGCTGAATAATTAGTATATTGTAGCAAATTATATATTATGCCACAATTAGAAGAAAACTTTGTAGAACAATTAAGAGAGCAAGAATCTAAAAAGAACGCAATCTTACACGATCTTGGTGTTCTGGAAACCCAGAAGCACAATCTACTACACGCTTTTGCAAACATTCAAGCAGAGCAAGAGAAATTAAAAGTAGAGATTGAGGACAAGCACGGTAAGATCAATGTAAACTTAGAGGATGGCTCTTTTGTAGAAATCGAGGGGGACGAATAGTCCCCTTTAAACTATGAGTATAGACAATAAGATAAGTTTTTTTGCAGGGTATATCTTCACCGCAGCGACATCGGTAAGCCTTCTTGGATTTGTAAATGCAGCTATTATTGGTTTAATAGGGGGATTCTTTGGACTCTTAGGTAAGGAAGTGTACTATTATGTAAAAGGCGAGATAAAAGACAAATTTAATGACAAGGCTAAATGATGACTCTTCTTTATCAATTAACATTAAGTGGCTCATTCAGATAGTTATCTTAGTGGGTACTGCGGTGTACTTATACTTTGGGCTTGAGAATCGAATCGCAGATAATGAAGATGAGCTAAAGAGCCTGAGATACAATCAGAACACTTATATCTTCCCTGATATTCGAGTCTTAGAGAATGAGGTAATAGACTTCAAACTTGAAAGAGAAAGAGTAAGAAAAGATATACAACGATTAAGAGAATTGGTTAATGATTAACTACTTTAAATATCACGAGTTCGACTCTCCTTTGCAACAAGGTAGCGGTCAGTTGATGGATAAGGGATTCTTATATGCTCTTAACCAAGCAAGACACATCGCAGGTATTCCTTTTGAGATCACAAGCGGATTTAGAATAGAAGCGGACATCGAGAGGCTTGAGAAGCAAGGTTATAAGGTTTCTAAGAACTCTTCACATCTTAAAGGACTTGCAGCAGACATCGCTTGTGAAAGTGGCTCAGATAGGCTTAAAATAGTTTCTGCACTTATAGAAGCAGGATTTACTCGTATAGGAATAGCTAATACTTTTATTCATTGCGATACGGATTCTGATAAACCTAATTCAATTTGGACTTACTAATGAAAAAACCATTTAAAGAAACTAAAGTAGGAAAGCTACTTGGAAAAGCTACGGGATTACTACCTGATGAGGGATTATTAGGAGTTGTAAAGAACCTTATTGATAACGATGAGGAACTAACACCTGAAGAAAGAGAAGAAGTAAAGAAATGGGTAGTAGAGGCTTATAATGCTGAGGTAGCAGATAGAGATTCAGCTCGTAACAGAGAAATAGAAATCGCTAAGGCAGGTAAGAACGATTGGCTATTCAACATCACAGGGTTAGTAGGTCTTGGAGCTTTTGGAGTTATTATCTGGGCGATTCTTGCTTTAGATATTCCTGAAACTAATAAAGAACTTTTCTATCATCTTATAGGTATCGTAGAAGGTGTGTCACTAAGTATCTTTGGATATTATTTTGGTACTTCTATGAAAGATAATCAAAAATAGTTTATATTTGGCTTTGTAGCTTATGCGTCTAACAACTCGGTTCGGCTACAAACTTAAAGGTGCAAGAATGGGGAGCAGACATAGCACTACCTCAACCGTAAGCTAAACGAGGGTCTGTACTACATAGGAGTAGTGGAATTAGCGAGAGTATTTAACCTATTAAAGATACTCACCCGTAATGTGTCCGACATCTGTGGAAGCATAACTTGGGTATGGTAAAGTAGGGCAACCTATACCCATTTGTGAACCAACAAACTATAAAAGCATAACTTAATATCTTAATCTAACTATGACACTAAGAGAACAAATTGACCAAGTAGTAAAGAGTAAACTTAGTGATAGAGAAAAGGTAGATGAGTTATTTAGGATAGACTGTAAGATGTACACAGAGTTAGGTACTGATAGTACTAAGAGTGAAGTAGAAGAAACTAAGAAGAACTCACGCATTATTTACAGAGCAGTAAGAGAGATAGATTTCTGGTTAGGCTCTGCTTGTTTAAGAACCCAAGATGATAAGAAGAAAGCCCAATAGAAGCAAAGTACCTGCTCCTAAGAAACCTTCACGATCTAAGATAGTACAGAAGTTAGATACTATATTTTCTCTTTACATACGAACTAAACACGCTAAGAATGGAGTTTGTACTTGTTGTACCTGTGGGAGAAAGTTCGAGATTAAGAAAATCCAAGCAGGACACTTTCAATCCCGTAAACACTATTCTACACGATGGGATGAGCTTAATGTGCATCCACAATGCCCTAAGTGTAATGTATTCTCACAAGGGGAGCAGTATGAGTACTCTAAGTTTCTGGATAGAACTTACGGAGAGGGTACTGCCGATTCGATGGTGGAGAAAGCACGAGAGATCGTAAAGTTCTCTACGCACGAGCTGAATGAAATGATTGAGCATTATCAAAAAGAATTGAAACGATTATCAAAATAAATAAACAAATAGGCTTATATTAGATGAGTCTTAATTCTGTCTTTGTCTGTGAAGGGGGGTAGCCGTAAAAAGTTGCTCCTCTTTTTTTTGCAATTTACTTTGCTATATCAGAAAGTTTTATATATTTGTTAAAAATCAAATCACAGACAAATGGAAAACACAATTAAGGTAGATGCTAAGACACTCTACAATCAGAGCAGAATCACATTAGAGATATGTGAGGACATTCTTAATCGCACTTGCTTTTATAGAAAGAGTGAGTACGAGCTAAGATTAGAAGAGGGAAAGATTATTTTAGATATCTTTACTCAACCATCGGTTACCGAGTACGAAATATTTGACAATCATTTAGGAATTTAGACAATGGACTCAATTAGACAATTTGAAGAACGCTCCTTTAAAGAGCAACTACAATCCTTAGATAAGCTAAGGGAAGAAAACACCTCAGGACTATTCGAAGTAATTGGAATGAAGAACAAAAGATTAACATACCAAGAAGCAAGAATAGAAGCCTTAGAAAGAGAAGTCGAAAAGCTGAACATCGAAAAATTAAATTTAGAATATCAATTAAAACAAGCACAAGATGCAATTAACAAGTAGAATTACTACGATCGCTCCTAATGGAGAGTGGTCAAACGGACAGAGAACATTTAATAAGTACAGAGTTACTTTTGCAAATGGAGACAACCTAAGCTTCTTAGCAGTAGGTGATTTTAAAGGACAAGTAGGCGAGAATCTAACTTACCAGAAAAATGAAAGTAACCAAACAGGAAAAGTCGTTAGAGAAAACAACTACCAACAAGGCAACTATTCTGCACCTCAGAATACGCAAAGCAAGAAAGAAGATACGCAAACGTATATCATTAGGCAGTCGATGATTAAAGCTGCGATTGACTATCACGCTTTACAAGCACACGGACATACATCTGAGAACGATGTGATTAATACCGCAAGAAATTTTGTAAACTTCATCAATAATGGATAATAATAATAGTATGAATATTAAAGGAAAGATCAAAGTAATCGGAAGCACTAAGACTTTCGGTAGTGGATTTACTAAAAGAGACTTAGTAGTAACTACTCAAGAGAAGTACCCACAAGATATCTTAGTAGAGTTCACTAAAGACAACTGTGAAGCTCTAAGTAATTATAATATCGGAGATGAGGTAGAGGTAGCTATCAATCTAAGAGGTAGAGAGTGGACATCACCACAAGGCGAAGTAAAGTACTTCAACTCTATTCAAGGATGGAAGATAGCAGGAGCTGAATCGGAAGTAACCGTAGAGGCATACTCTCCAGATAGAGATGATGACCTACCGTTTTAATTTAAGGGGGAGCTGACTACTCCCCTTTTTTATTATCTTTAAGACAAAAGACAACCAATGATAGTAAACATAGCAAAGACATTAGACCAACTAAACGACATACGAACAGGCAAAATAAAAGAAGGACTCAAGTTAGGAATCGAAGAGATAGATACCTACTTCAGATTTAAAAAAGGATTCACAGTAATACTTGGACACGCTAATACAGGTAAGACTCAAACGATGTTATACTTAATGTTTCTATACACGCTAAAGCATAAGATTAAGTGGCTGATTTTCTCCTCTGAGAATCAACCCTACTCTTTGTATAGAAAACTAATTGAGTTTGATACAGGATTACCTATTAATAAGATTCCAGAGGCTGAGATGCGCAAGAGACTGATAATGTTGGCTCAGTATATTCAGATCATCGACCCAAGTGAAATGTTCACATATAAGACACTACTATCGGAAGCTAAGGAGGTTAAGAAGAAGTTTAACTATGATGGATTTTTGATAGACCCTTATAACTCCTTAGTAACCGATGTAGCTGCTGCGAAGTTAGGTAAGCACGAATACGATTACTTAGCAACAACTGAGTTTAGACAGTTCTGTACCGAGAACAAGTGTGCGATATGGCTAAACACTCACGCTAATACAGAAGCACTTAGAAAGCAACATACGGCTTCTCATCCATACGCAGGACATCCTATTCCACCAATGGCAAGTGATGTAGAAGGAGGGGGTAAGTTTATCAATAGAGCTGATGACTTCCTTGTGATTCATCGTTACTTGGCTCATCCTACTGATTGGATGTATTCACACTTACACATAAAAAAAATAAAGGATATTGATTCTGGAGGTAAGCCTACTCCACTTGACGAGGGAATACAACTTAGATCAGTACCTAACAATGTGGGTTATTCAATAGATGGTACAAACCTCGTACAAAAGATAAAACAACAATTAACCAATTAAATATGATTATTCAATTCGGAGAGTATCAAGTGAATATCCAACTCGTACCTGCTTATGGGTTAGGGTTAGGCTATTTGTACTACAATCCACTATTAGAACCAGACACAGACGAAATAGACGAAGAAGAGTTTTTTGAAAGACACACAATCTTGATAACCTTCTTTGCACTAATCGTCAATGTATGGAAATCTTAGAGAAGTTATTTAAACGACATAAGGATTGGTGTAACATCGTAGAAAGCTTCGGATGTAACTCCGATACCGCAGAGGATATCGTGCAAGAGATGTATCTTAAAATCGGTAAGTTAGTAGCTAACGGAAAGGATATCTCTTTCGGTGATGATGTAAATCACTTCTATATCTTTAGGACGCTTACAACACTATTCTTAGATCACAAGCGAAAAGACAATCGTTCTGGAGAGGTCTTAGAAGAAATAGAAGCGGAACAAGAAGAAGAGGTAAACTACGATGTGAAGTATCAGAAGATATTAGATGCACTCGAAGAGTTGTATTGGTACGATAGAAAGGTATTCGAGATTGTAGAGAACGGAGAGAGTATCTCAGAGCTGAGTAGAAAAACCAATATCAGTTACTACTTACTATACAACACTTACAAGAAAGTAAAGAAGTATTTAAAAAGTAAACTATGAAAATACTAAAGAGTATAGGATGTTATGTTAAACTTGGAACGATGGTACACGCAATTACTGAGCTGCTTACTTTTGGTAATGCGTATGCAGTTGCATTCTGGATTGCAAGACAATTCGGTAAAGACGATTGCGGATGTCATAAACGAGAGCTTTTTCTTAATTGTTTAACCTGCAAAGAGGAGTGCGATGAGTGAAGAGGACTTTGAGTTATGGCAAGAAGCTAAACCTAAACGGACGGCTACTTACTATCAAAGAACTGTAATGGCTGATCTGATGACTAAATACTACGGAGTGAAGCATAAAGTACCTTGTGCTTGTCCGAGTACGATACGAGAAATAATAGGACAATTAGATAAACTGAATGACAATAGATAGAGTACACATATTAGAACAAGCAATAGTAAACATACTTAGTATTGATGGATGGCAGTTAGAGTGGTGTGGTGGAGAGTTTGAACACTATGATGCTAAAGGAATTACTCCTAAGGGTAATAAGTGTATTATTGAAATGAAGTTTAGGGATAAATACTATCCTACTAAGATGTTAGAAAAGTATAAGTACGATAAGATGATGCAGCTTCCTAAAGATGTGGTTAAACTGTACTTTGTAAACGACCCTAAAGCGAACTATATGTTTTGGCTTAATAGCTTGGTGCTTCCAGAACCGATACAATTAGATTGCCCAAGTACTACCCTATGGGAACAGAATAAGAGACCTAAGAGAGTATATCTTTTAGAAGAGTCTCAAGCAGCGATTATAAACCTAAATAAATAATTATGCCACTACCTACCAAGAAACCAAACGAACAAAGAGATGAGTTTATTGCACGATGTATGCGAGATGACATTATGATTAAAGAATATCCGAATAATGCTCAACGCTTAGCAGTATGTGCCGTACAATGGAGAAAGTAAGATACGATACACCAATAGACGATTATCTCTACAAAGAGTTTAATAGGGATAGATCAATAGGCTCGTTCTTTAAACCTCAACTCGTAGGTAGATGTATGGAGCTTATAGATGATTACTTTCTTTCAGTAGATGGTAATGTAACTAAAAAGGGATGGGAGGAGTACTACTTAGCACGAGTCGAACTCCAGAACCTAACTAATGCTTCTAACTTCATCAAAGAGAAGTACAAGATAGATTTAGATACTGCTACTGAGTATGTCTTTCACAGGGTGATCGGTCAGACTTGGAACGGAATGATGTCAGAGATTAATTGTATTGACAATCTCAAAGACTACTTCCCTAACATTGATTTTGAAAAAGCACCATTCGAATTAGATAAAGATTACTGTGTCGATTGGCAAGGGTTTTCTAATGGAAAACTTTTATTTGGTATTCAGATCAAGCCTGAGTCGTATCAGTATATGAGTTCTCCTTATCAGCTCAAAGCAAAGGAACTTAACCAGAAACAAGTCCAGGCGTACAAGGAGAGATTCGGTGTAGCACACTTTTTTGTGTACCATCATAAGGGAAAGTTTATACATAGCCAACCGCTCATAGATAAGATAAACACTTACCTCCTTATGAATATTAGAGTTAATCTCTAAATTTTTTTGTCAAAAGTTTTGTAATTAACAAATGTTTACTATATTGCAGTATCTAAAATTAAAACAGAGATATGAAAATTTTTAAGACTTACAAAGCTAAACTCGATTGGATAGAAACTTCATCTGACGAGTTAATTAAAAACACAGAGGGTAGAGGTTATTATCAAGATAATACTGCTATTCAAGTTTTACGAGAGACAGGTCAAATTCAAACACCGACTGCAATATGGCGATGTACGATAGATTAGAACCTTACAAAGATTTGAAGTACGCAGCTAATATGGAGTACTTACTTGGTATCTTAAAGAAGCAGAAAGAGAACAAACCTTCTGAGGTAGTGGACAAGATGATTTCTGCTTGTTTAGAGATTTTCCACTATGTACACAACCTACACACAAACAGAGATGCTTACGAGGATATCATATCGGAGCAGCGCTCGTGGAAGAGAGTTTATCAGCTAAAGATTCGAGAATTAGAAGAAAAATTAGACGACATAGAATTAAACAACAGATTTGAAGATGAAACAAGAGGGAATGACTAAACTATCATCGGGAGTGATTATAGTTAGAGAATTAGAAAACGGAGTATTAAAGATCAGAGCTTACGACCCTATTGAGTGGCAGTTCAGAAAACTACAATGGTGGTCAAGAGCTAAGAAAACAATTAACAGATTAATCAATGGATAGTATTACTTTATTAGATGGTTCGGTTTGGGATAAGCAAGAACTATTAGAGAA